AATATTTTTGTTCCTTCAGATGTTAATATAAGAGATTTACATTTATTACATTTAAAAGCGTGGAAGAAAAAATTAAAAACTTTATATTACTGTCGTTCTGAAGCAGTCAAAAGAGCAGAAATAATTTCAACAAAAATTGAAAGGAAAGTTAGACCAGATTCAGAAGAAGATTGTCTAGCTTGTGAAGCCTAATGGCAAAGTCACCTAAGTGGGGTGTAAACACTTATAAAAAAACAAGTAAGAAAAAAATAGGCAGACATAAAAAGAATTTAAACAAAGACGAAAAACGTAGTTATAAAAAAAATAAAGGACAAGGAAGATGACGAAGTGTAATAACAGATGTGAATGTGGAAGACGCATACATGATAAAGATGAAATTAAAAATCAGAAACAAAGTGTGTTGTGGCATACATATCATACAATATTAGCAGTAGAATTATTAATTATTATTATAATAGAAGGGATTGAATTATTAAGATGAGTTTATTTAAAGAAAGAAATCATTACAAACCTTTTGAATATCCATGGGCTTTTGACGCTTATGACGCACAACAAAAAATGCACTGGCTTCCTAGTGAAGTTCCTTTAGCTGAAGATGTTAGAGATTGGAATGAAAGATTAAATTCTAATGAAAAAAATTTAATAACACAAATATTAAAATTCTTTACTCAAGGTGATGTAGATATTGCGAAAGCTTATCTTGATAAATACATTCCTCAATTTAAACCACCTGAAATTAGAATGATGTTATCTTCTTTTGCTGCGGCTGAAGCTAATCACGCCCATGCTTATTCATTATTAAATGATACTGTTGGACTTCCTGATACAGAATATAAAGCTTTTCAAGAATGTAAATCTATGGCTGATAAACACGATTATTTATTTAAAGATAAAGGTAAAGGTGTTGAAGGATTAGCACGTGATTTAGCTGTCTTCTCAGCTTTTGGAGAAGGATTGCAGCTCTTTGCTTCTTTCGTTATGCTATTAAATTTTCAAAGATTCGGAAAGATGAAAGGAATGTGCCAAATAATTACATGGTCTATTAGAGATGAAAGTCATCATGTAGAAAATATGATTAAATTATTTCATTCCTTAATTGATGACAATAGAAAAATATGGAATGATAAATTCAAAAAAACTTTATATCAAATATGTAGAGATATGGTTACCTTGGAAGATAAATTTATAGATTTAGCTTTTGAAATGGGTGGCGTAGAAGGCTTAGAGTCTAAACAAGTCAAACAATATATTCGACACATTGCTGATAGAAGACTGTTGCAATTAGGATTAAAACCTAATTTTGAAGCTAAAATTAACCCCTTACCTTGGCTAGATTGGGTGTTAAATGGCGTAGAACACGCTAATTTCTTCGAAAACAGAGCAACAGAATATACAAAAGCAAACCTAACAGGGCAACTATGGTCTTAATAGTTCCCATATTAGAAGGAAATAGATATGAAACAAAATGAAAACAATCAAAATCCTTTAGAGGAGATTCAATTACCATACACGGTAGATGAACTTATAAAAGTTTTGGATAAGATTTACCCTGAACGTTCACCTTCATTAAAAGATAATGAGCGTGAAGTTTGGTTCAAGGCAGGTCAAAGAAGTGTAGTTAATTGGTTAAATGAACTTAAAAAACGTAGTGAAGACAATTTATTAGGGGGACAATAATATGTGCATAGGTGGAACGCAAGTGCCGCAGCAAAAATTTGCTGTTAGACCAGACCCTAATTTAACGTATGTTAAAGGGAATATTGAAGACCCTTTATCAGACCCTTTTGTTCAAAAAGATACTTCACCTGTTAAAAAAGTTGCGAAGAAGTCGTCAGTAACTCAGTCTTCTTCAAATGATTTAAACATTTCGAGTTATACTTAATTAAATGAAAGGAGTCCAATATGTGTTTTGGTGGTGGTGCTAAACCTGTTATTCAACAAGCAGCAAAAGTTCCAGTTAGAGCAATGAATGTGGCTGAAGAATTAGCCCCAACAATTGAATTATCTTCTGAAGACGCTTTAGAATTAGCAAAGAAGAAAAAGTCTAAGAAGGGAACATTAGGAATGCAAACAGACCTAAATATTATTTCAGGTGGAACAGACGTTAATACAGGTTAAGGTAGAAACAGATGGCTAAAGAAATAATGGGTTTCAATGTAAACGATAAAGCTGAAAGCCGATACAATTCTCTATCTGAAATTAGAAATCATTACTTAAAAAGAAGTAGAGAATGCTCTGAATTAACAATACCAACTCTTATACCAGAAGATTATCAAACACAATCAAGTGACTTCTACAGTCCTTTTCAATCAGTAGGTAGTCGAGGTGTCAACAACCTTGCTTCAAAATTACTCCTACTATTACTCCCCCCAAATCAACCTTTTTTCCGTTTAGCAATTCAAGGAAAAGCTAAACAACAAGTTGACTTACAACCTCAACTTAAAACAGCGATAGAAAAAGCATTCGCTGGAATTGAACGTGATGTCATGGCTAAAATTGAAGCTCTGGCTATTCGTGTTCCTGCATTTGAAGCTATCAAACATTTAATTGTTGGTGGTAATGTACTTTGTTATATTCCAAAAGAAGGAAGTATGAGAGTATATGGTTTAAATCAATATGTATGTAAAAGGGACGGTGAAGGAAATATTTTAGAAATAGTTATAAAAGAAAGTGTTTCTCTTTTATCTTTAGATGAAGAAGTTAGAGAACAAATAATAAATGCAATGTCTAAGAAAGACGTTAAGTCTAATACTAATTGCGATTTATATACTCATATTTATAAACTACCAGATGACAAATTTTATGTATGTCAAGAAGCTCAAGGAATAAAAATTCCATCTTCAATTGGAATATATAATTCAGACCGTTTACCTTTCTTACCTTTAAGAATGGTAAGAGTTGACGGTGAAGATTATGGACGTTCTTATGTTGAAGAATATATTGGTGACTTAAAATCTTTAGAAGGATTATCACAATCACTTGTAGAAAGTGCTGCGGCTTCTTCTAAAATGGTTTTCATGGTTAAACCAAACTCTACTACAAAGAAAAGAGATTTAGCAATTGCACGTAATGGTGACATTATAACTGGAAATGAAGATGATGTTTCAGTTTTACAAGCAAACAAATTTTATGATTTACAAACTGTAGAGAAAGCAGTTACAAGACTAGAAGAAAGAATGGCTTATGCTTTCTTATTAAACACAGCTATTCAGCGTCAAGCTGAACGTGTAACGGCTCAGGAAATTCGTTACATGGCAAATGAATTAGAAACAGCAATGGGTGGTATTTATTCTTTATTGTCACAAGAATTACAATTACCTCTTGTTAATTTACTAATGGTAAGAATGGGAAGTAAAAATGAAATTCCTAAATTACCTAAAGGTTCTGTAAGACCAACTATTATTACAGGTATAGAAGCCCTGGGACGTGGAAATGATTTACAGAAACTTAGAGAGTTTGTTGCAGAGATAGGACAACTTGCTCAAATCAATCCTCAAGTTGTTCAATTATTAAATCCTATGGATTTGATTCAAAGATTAGCAACAGCACAAGGAATTGATACGGAAGGCTTGATAAAAACTCCTGAACAATTACAAGCCGAACAAGAAGCAGCAATGCAACAACAACAGCAACAACAAATGGCTGATACTGCTCAAGCAGTCGCACCAAAAGTTGCTGACAATTATACGAAACCAACACAGTAAAGGAGTAAAAACTTATGGTTGATAAAATAGAAATAAGTGAAGGACAAACAGGGGCAGAAGCTCCTAAAGAAGACGCAAAGCCAGTATTAAAAGAAGAGCCAAAAGGTGAGCGACCTGAATGGCTTCCTGGTAAATTTAAATCGCCTGAAGAAATGGCGAAAGCTTATGGAGAGTTAGAAACAAAACTTAGTAAAAGTTCTGAAGAACAAACTAAAGTTGAAGAACAGCCTGATAAAAAAGAAGGCGACTTATCTATAAACAAAGATGCTCAAAAAGCTGTTGAAAGTGCTGGATTAAATCTAGAAACTTTACAACAGGAATATGATAGTGACGGACAGTTAGCCGACAAATCTTATCAATCTTTAGAAAAAGCAGGTATTCCAAAAGATTACGTAGACGCTTTTATTAAAGGACAAGAAGCAATTGCTACACAAACTTCTAATACATTAAAACAAGAAGTTGGTGGTGCTGAAAATTATAAGTCAATGATGGAATGGGCTGGAAATAATTTATCTGAAGCTGAACAAACTTCTTATAATAATACGGTTAACAATAAAGACATCGAAGCTACTCGTTTAGCAATTCAAGGTCTTAATGCTCGTTACAAAAATAGTGAAGGAATAGACCCTAACTTACAATCTGGTGATAAACCTACAGGGGCGAATGCACCTGGATTTAGGTCATGGGGTGAAGTTACGGCTGCAATGTCTGACGACAGGTATCAAAAAGATGAAGCTTATCGTGCAGATGTTCAAACTAAAATGAAAAACAGTAGGTTATAATATGTTTTTATATGCGTTGAAAAAAAAGTATGAAGCAGAAATTGCTGAACATACTTCGGTTGTTGATACTTACTTAAAAAATCCAGTAGGTATTCCTGACCATGATAATATTCTTGAAACAATTAAAAAGAGATATGATAAATTAACCGTATCTACTTTAGCGTTAAAGAATATAAATGAACTTCTTGATAAAGCAAATGAAGAAGTTTCTAAAAATAAAAAAGAAAAATAAAAAAAGATAGTTGTGTTACCTTTTCAGGTAGCAACTGCCAAGTACAAATAAGTTGACTAAATTGACCTTCTCGAGGGAAGACAATCTTTATTAAGAAGCTGAAAGTGTAAGGCTTTTATTAACTAACGATATAATTAAAGGAGAATTATTATGTCAAATGCAAACCCAGCGAGTATACCTCAGGTAAACTCGACAGGTACAGAAGACGCATTGTTTCTAAAAGTTTTTGCTGGAGAAGTTTTAACTTCTTTCGACAGAGCTTCAAAGACACAAGGTGCAGAAATGGTTCGTTCCATTTCTAGTGGTAAGTCAGCGACATTTCCAGTAATGGGAAGAATTGCCGCAGAATACCATACAGCAGGAGCAGAAATTTTAGGCTCAACTGCTAATCATAACGAAAAGGTTATTACAATTAATGACCTTTTAATATCTTCAGTATTTTTATCAAATATTGAAGAAGCAAAAAACCATTGGGACGTAAGAAGTGCATACTCTGGTGAAATTGGTAGAGCCTTGGCTTTCCAAAAAGATAAGCACGTTTTACAAACTATTGGTCAATGTGCAATAGGAACTACACCTAACGTAACAGGTGGAGACGTAACAAGTAACATATTTGACGCTAACATAGCTTCAGCAACAGATGCAACAGCATCTACAGCAATGATAGGTGCTATCTTTTCTGCGGCTAAACAGTTAGACGCAAATTATGTTCCGGCAGAAGGCAGAAAATGCTTTATGAGACTTGAAGAATACTACAAATTAGCTAACGCTACAAACGTTATCAATGCTGATTTTAGTGGTAAAGGTTCAATCGCAGAAGGCAGAGTCGCAAGAGTAGCAGGAATTGATTTAATTCCAGTTCCTCACTTTGTTGAATCAAATGTAACAGCAGCACCAGACGCAGGTTCAGCTACAGCAGGTGGGTCAAACCCTCAAGCTGTAGATTTGAGAACTTTTGTCGCTCTTGTTACACACCCTTCAGCAGTAGGTACTGTCAAACTTATGGACTTGGCTGTGGAATCAGACTATGATATTCGTAGACAAGGAACGCTAATGGTGGCGAAATACGCTATGGGTCATGGAACTCTTAGACCAGAAGCAGCTGTAGGAATTAAAGAAGCGTAATAGTTTCTTTACTATACTATACAAATAGATTGAGGGGAGAAATCCCCTCAGTCTTCTAAATTAAGGAGAAATTAATGGCAACACAAATAACTGCAACTACTGAATTACAGGCTATAAATACAATATTAAGTTTTATTGGTGAAGCACCTGTATCAAGTATTACAGGAAACATTGGAACAGACGTGGCTGTCGCTAAACAAATTTTAGATGAAAGTTCTCTAAGTATACAAACTCAAGGTTGGTTCTTTAATAGAGAATTAGAAGTAACTCAAGCTAGAGATACTGATAATAAAGTACCTCTTGAAACTAACTGTGTATCAATTGAACCTTCTGTCCCTTATCAATACCAATATTCTTATACTATAAGAGACGGATTTTTATATGACTTAAAAAATCATACAAATGTTTTCGCAACGGCACCAGTTCAAATTGATAAAACTATGATTCAACAGTTTGAACATCTTCCTGAATATGCAAGACGATACATTACTGTTAAGGCAGCTCGAAGATTTGCTGCAAGATATATTGGTGCAGATTCTTTAGTTAAATTAGCCTCGCTTGATGAACAAGAAGCTCACGTAGCTTTTGAACAAGCTGACTCTAGAGCAATGGACGCAAATATACTTAAAGATGAGTATAATATGAATTACATTGTTAATAGAGGGCATAAACGTTCAAGTAGGTAACCATGTCTGTAGTATCGCAATCAATCCCAAATCTGATTAACGGTATCAGTCAACAAAATCCTGTACAAAGAAATGTAGGACAAGCTGAAAGCCAAGTTAATTTTCAATCAAATATAATTGATGGTCTATCTAAAAGACCACCAACAGAATTTGTTAAAAACTTATTAGCTTCAACTGTCTTTCCAAATAATTGTGCAATTCATTGGATTAACCGTGATAGTAATAATCAATATGTAGCTGTATTTACAAATGGTGCTGTTAAAGTATATGACCTAGCAGGAAATGAAAAAACTGTAACTATGGGTACAGGTGCGTCAACTTATTTAACAACAACAAATCCTTTAGAAAATTTAAATTTTGTAAATATTGCTGACTATACATTTGTCGCCAACAAAGCAATTACTGTAGCTGAAGATTCAACAACAACAGCAGCTAAAGTACAAGAATTTTTATGTTATGTAAAAAGTTCTCAATACGGCAGACAATATAGTGTTAAATTAAATCACTCTACTTGGACTTATCCAATAGAAGTTTTATTTCAAATGCCTACAGGCAATGACGCTGCAACAGATAGTAAATTTAGAGATACTGAAAAGATTGCTCATATATTATTATATGGAACAGGGTCAGCACATTGGAATGGTTTAGCAGATGGAATTGGATTCAAAACTATAAGAACTGATACAGGAGCTACATTGAGTACGTCTCAAGGATTAGCTAATTATGCTGGAATTACAGGAACATTTACGCCAACTCAATTTGGTAACACAATTTACATGACTTGTTCTAGTGGAACATTTACAGTAGAAACTACTGATGGTTTCGGTAACCAAGCTATGTACGCTATTAAAGATTCTATAAATGATTTTGCAGACTTACCTTACTATGCAAAAACAGATATGATATTACAAATTACAGGTGATGAAGGTGATACACTTTCAGATTACTATGTAAAATTTACTGGCAACGGTGTATGGAGTGAAACAGTTGGGGCAGGTGTTAAAGTTGGATTAGATGATTCAACAATGCCATTTGCTTTAATTAATAATAATGACGGAACATTTAGTATGGATAAACAAACTTATACTAATAGAGTATGTGGTGATGAAGATACAAACTCAGCACCAAGTTGTGTAGGACAAGTAATTAATAATTTAACTTTCTTCCAAAACAGATTAGGACTTATTTCAAATCAAAATTTAATACTATCTGAAAATGCACAATATTATAATTTCTACGCAACAACAGGTACAGATGTTTTAGATACTGACCCTATTGATATTGCTGCGGCAGGAACAACCGTTAATAAACTTTATAATTCTATAGACTTTAATGAACAGTTATTATTATTTTCAGCAGAGTCACAATATATTTTAGAATCTTCAGGAGAGAGTGTAACACCAACAACGGCTGTATTGACTAAAACAAGTCAATTTAGTCACGCAACAAAAGTTGCACCTAAATCAGCAGGTAAATTTGTTTACTTTGCTCAAAATAGAAATGATAAAACAGCAGTACAGGAATATTTTGCTGATGATGATACATTAACAAATGATGGAATAGATGTAACTATTGGAGTTCAAACATTAATTCCTGACAATGCTTTCAAACTAGTTTCAAATAATGTTGAAGATACTTTATTTGTATTAACACACGACACTTTAGACGCTGTAAATAATACAGCTTATACACCTGGAAGTGCTGTAACTTCAACTAATGCAAATACTTTAAATGTTTATAAGTATTTCTTTGACGCTGATAAAAAAGTACAATCTTCTTGGTCAACTTGGACTTTGAATAATTGTCAAATATTATCGGCTGAAGCTTTTGACGCTAATTTATATCTTGTTGTTAATGAAAATGAAAACACTAAATTATTAAAAATAGATTTAAGAAATCCTTCGTATGGTTCATTAACACATAATTTACATATGGATTTTAGAACAAGTGCATTAACAGGAGTTTATGATAGTGCAACAGATTTAACTACATTTACTATTCCATATAGTGTTAATCAAACTTTAAGAGCCGTTGAAACAGTTAAAGGGTCTAATGTTGAGATTGACGCTTCAAGTTCAGGAACAACACAAAAAGTAAAAGGTAATCATACATCTTGTGTATTTGGTTCATTTTATGATTCAACATATCAATTTTCTACTCCTTATATTAGAGAGACTTTACCGACAGGGGGAATTATGTCGTTAACTTCAGGTCGTTATCAAATACGACAATTGGAAGTTAATTATGAGAATACAGGATTTTTCCAGGTTGAAGTTACACCTGAAGGAAGAGCAACAACAACGTATGATATGAGTGGAACTGTTATCAATAGTTCTGGTGCTGTTATTGGACAACCAAATATTGATAGTGGTACTTATAAAATACCAATACAATCAAAGAATACAGGGTTTACTTGTTTATTAAAAAATAATTCGCATTTACCTTGTCACTTTGTATCAGCAGAAATAGAAGGATTTTACTTTAGACGCTCAAATAGAATTTAAATGGAAAAATATGTTAGAATAGCAACACCAGAAGATGCTCATAGGTTAGCACCGAAAGTACGGAAAGCTGACATTGATGAGATTAAAGCGTCTAACAATATAACCCCTTTAGGGGGATTATTATATCCATTTACAAAATTAAGACATAAAACTTTTTCTATTATAGGAACAAAGGAAGAAGGAGTTATCGGTATGTTTGGCGTTGTTCCATGTGAAACAAAAGATTTTGGTATTGCTTGGTTATTATCTAGTGAAGAATTAATAAACCACACCATACAGTTTTTACGTGAATGCCCTAAATGGGTAGAAGAAATGGGACAAGATTATAAATATTTATATAACTATATAGATGAAAGAAATATAGTAGCACTTAAATGGTTAGAATTTTTAAAATTCAAGCATATAGAAACGCTACCGTATGGATATGAAAAAAGGAAATTTAAATTAATGTTAAAGGAGATAAAATAATATGTGTTCACCAGAAGCAGCACTTGCAGGTATACAAATTATGGGCAAGTATGCAGCTTATCAAGACCAAAAGACTAAATATCGAACAGATGTTGCAGCTAATACAGTCGCTAGGAAAAACGCTAGTAGAGGTATGCACGAAGATTATGGTCAAATTGATTATCAAAAAGGTGAAGCTGTCTCCGAAAAAGTTAGAGAAACGGTAAGAGCAAAGATTGAGAAAATAAATGAAATGGCTACACAACTAAATTTAAATGTAGGGAATGCTACTTCTATTATGAAAGATGTTGGAACTGAATATGAAACAGACCACATGGACGTAGCTGTAGCTTACGATAGAGATATGATAGATTTAAACAGAAAAGAACTAGAAGCTTTTGGTGCGTATGAAAGAACTATCAACGACTTACCTGTTCCTTATAAACCTAGTAAACTTGGATTAGCTATTGGAGTGGCTGAATCAGGCTTACAATATAAAATAAATACAGCATAGGATAAACAATGGCATATAAATCACCAGTAAAAAATGTATATTATCAAAGCACGTCTGCTGGAAGACCTAGCACTCCTAGAAAAACAGAACTTGGAGAAATAGCAAATGCTCTCGATAGTTTTAGTGTGACTATGGGTAAATATGCTACACAACAGAAAAGTGAAGACCAAAAGAATGCTCAAGCAGTATTTGATAAACTTAAAATGGAAGGGATTACTAACCCTGATGACATTCAAAAATTAATTGAAGCTAATGACCCTAAAGTTGAAGGCTTACAAAAATATTGGGCGAAAGCTGTTATAGATACTAATTTTGCAATTACTCACGCTCTTGATGATGGTGACGCAATTTCAGAAAATATTTATAAAACTATTGGTAATTCTACAGAAACAGGATTAACCTTTGCTGACGTTGATTTAGACCAGGAATTTAAAAATGTACAAAGAGATTTCTCAGAAAAATCTACTTCTTATGTTCGTGCTTATACTGAAGCTTTTCAAAAAATTCAATTAGATTTCCAAGATAAAAAATTAGTTGCTGACGCTGAACGATTAAATTTAGAAAAACGAAGTGCAGCTCATACACAGTTAACTCATGCTTGGGACAATACGAAACCTGAAGACAGATGGACTGCCATTCAATTATGGTATCAAGATAAAACTTCTACTACTTCAAAAGGAAATAAAAATGGTAAAGGATTTTTATTAGCTGAAGAAGCTAATAGACTTATTCTAAATTTCTTAGAAGAACGTGTTCAAACTACATCTAGTGCAACTGAATTAATGTCTATCAAAGAGATGTTGATAAAACAAAGACTTACTAAAAATAAAGAATTACTACCTTCTTTTAAAGATGATTTAGTTCATCAAACTCAAGCAACAAAAATTTGGAAATCACTTCTAGCTAAACAAAAAACTATGCTTTCAAATGCAAATGTAGAACAAATGTATTTTGAAGGAGTAGCACACAAAAGTGTTTATAACGGT